GAAATTGCACTACTAAATCAAGAAATTAAGGGTAAAAAAGAGGGTAAAAAGTAGTACCGTACTTGAACTATCTTTGAACTCTGATTTTTAGCGTTTGCAAACTATTCAAATTCAATTACATATATTAAATACCGCCTCGCTTTGGGAGCAGGGGGTCGTGGGTTCGAATCCCGCTACCCCGACACAGAAAAACGACTGTATTTCAGTCAATTACAAACATTAGCGAGTTGGTACAATTTTGTGCCCCTCGCTTTTTTTGTCTAAAATGGTCTTATTTTAGCCTAATAACGACAATTAAAGTGATAGTTTCTTTGAACTATCTTTGAACTCATTTCAAAAGGTTGCACAAAATTGATTTTAGCAGATTAAAAAACTAAAACTAAAACCAAAATCATGGCAACATTCAAACCGGTTGTTTTCTCAACCAAAAATCATATTAAATCTGATGGTACCACGAATATAAAAATTCGGGTTTATCATAACAAAGAATCTCAATACATACCAACTCCATTTTATATCGTTCCCGAACACTTGGGTAACGATGGAAATATTGTATCCGATTATCGCGACTGTGACCTGCTTAACTTCGAACTTGGAGAACTGATCCAGAAATACAGAAAAGTAACGCTCAAACTTGGTACCACCCGAATTTCACGCATGAGTTGTATGGAAGTGCGCGAGCAAATCATAGCAGCTTGTGAACCAGATTACGAATTTATTGATTTTATCAAGTTTGCTCGGGAACTGATCAGCGAAACGGTAAAAGATAAAACGCGTGAATGGTACACCCAATCTCTCAATTCATTTATCTGGTTTATGGGTCGTGAACGGATTGATGCCAGGGATATAACCGACAAACGGATTGAAGAATACAAAAAAGCGTTAGCCAAGTCCAGCAAATCGGGAAAAGCCATGGAACCCGGAGGCATAAGCAACTACCTGCGTGGACTTCGGGCAATGTATAACCGGTGCAAGCACAAATATAATGATGTGAATCATGATATTATACGAATAAACAATGAACCTTTCCCCGAAAACATTATTCCGGCATACAAACGAAAGCGTAAAAGTATTTCAGTTGAAGATCTGAAACGGATCCGGGACTTTGATTGCATTACCACGCGGACCCGCATTGCTCGCGATACGTTTATGATTATGTTTTATTTAATGGGAATCAATATAAATGACCTGTATAAACTTCAAACAACTAAATATGGAAGAATTGTATATGAACGTTCCAAAACAAACACCGAAGATAATATTTATAATTATGCGCTATCAATCCGGATCGAGCCGGAACTTCAGATTTTATTGGATAAATACACAGATGGTCACTTTCTTTCTTATTTCAAACTGAGATATGCCAATACAAAAAGTTTCATGCGTGCCGTGAATGAAGGGCTTGAAACACTTTGTGAAGAACTTAAACTGCCAAAGATAACCACCAACTGGGCACGGCATACCTGGGCGAGCACCGGACGAAATAAAGCCGGAGTGGCAAAAGCTGATATTGATTTCTGTTTGGGACATGTAAATAACGATACAAAGATGGCTGATATATACATTGATATTGATTATGGAATCTTTGATAAGTGCAACAGAGCCATTCTGGACCAACTAAAAGAGCAACCGGTGAAAAAAAATAAAAAAAAGTTGGAAAAAAGTTTGGTAGTATAAAAACACTTTGTATATTTGCACCGTGTTAAGCGAGTTGGATCTAAGGCGAAAGTCTGGGGTTCAACTTTTTTTATATATACCTACCTCATTAATTCACCACTCAAACACCTGATTACCTTTTCCGTAAGCAACTAAATTGCTTATGAGAATCTACATTTCTATTCCTATCACGGATAAAGACGAAGCCACTCAACGCAGAAAGGCAAACGAGGTCAAGCGACAAATTGAAGCAAAAGGACACGAAGCGGTAAATCCTTTTGATGTGTACGACGAATTATGTACCATTCACCGGCATATCCGTAAGCTAAAACCCACATATAACGAAATAATGATTGAAGACCTGGCAGCTCTTACCGGTTGTCATTCTATTGTGCTTTGCGAGGGCTGTACTTTAAGCAAAGGATGCGGAGTTGAATACAATCACGCTAAGGAATTAGAACTTAAAATCATTGACGAAAAGGAATTACATAAAATAAAAATAAATAACTAACAATTTAAACAAAAATCGTATGGAAATTACAGTAACTAAAGGCGAGTTTTATCAAAAACTCAGATTGGTTGGCAGAATTGTACAACCCAGTAAAATTAATGCAGCGACTGAACAGTTCTTGTTTGAAGCCGGCGAAGTACTAACCGTTACCGGAACCAACATGGAAGGGCTTATTAAAGCGACTATTCAAGTGGTAGAACGTGAACCTGGTGAAGTGAAGTTTGTGGCCGATGCCAAAACGCTACTCGATGCGCTGGCGGAGTTACCGGAACAACCGCTCGTTATCAACGTGTTAAAAAACAAAATGGTGGTACAATACCACAATGGAACATTTGAAGTTGCTGCCGGAAACGGAGAAGCTTATCCAGTTATGAATATGGATGGCGAACAAAAAACAATCAACATTGAAAAGAAATTCATTGTTGAAGGCATTCATCAGGTAATTGGTTGTGCAGGTACCAGCGAACTTCGACCTATTCTTTGCGGGGTGTACATGGAACAAAAAGCAGGTGTCCTTTCGTTTGTTTCTACTGATTCAAGCGTGTTGGCAGTGCGGGAATGGCCTTTGGAATCAGAAGATGAATTTGGAATCTGTATTCCGGTGAAAGCCGCAAAACTGCTCACTAATTTACTGGCAGTTTGTGACGAACGTGTTGACGTACTTATCACCCCGAAAAACATCTCCATTATTTCCGAAACTTATACATTCGTTTATCGGCTGGTAGATGGTCGTTTCCCGAATTATCGTAATCTTATACCGGTGAATCAATTGGAAGTAAAAGCCGTTCATTCCGATTTAGTATCGGCTTTCAAACGTGTATCTGTATTCTCAAATCGTGCTTCATTTTTGGTAAGCATGGAATTGAAACAAAACGAGCTTAATATTCAGGCTCAGGACATAGATTTTCAGGTAAGCGGCGAAGAAACGCTGGAATGCGATTATACAGGATCAAACTTCAAAATTGGTTTCAACGCTACGAACTTCATTAATCTGATCAGCTCCATTGATTCAGACGAATGCTCACTTTATCTTTCAGATCCTTCCAGAGCTACGGTTATCAAGCCAGTAGGGGTTGAAGGAATTACGTTGCTAATTATGCCATTACTCATCAATAATAATTAAAACCATGGGAGCATCAAACGCATTTAAACAAACGATTCAATCCTATCTCGAAAAACGTGCGCAAACGGATGAACTGTTTGCCACGAAATTTAATAATCCGGATAAGAACATTGATAGCTGTTGTACGTACATTATGAATACCGTACAGAAAATCGGCAATAATGGCTTTGCAGACGAAGAAGTATATGGCATGGCAGTTCATTATTATGACGAAGAAAATATTGAAGTAGGTAAGCCGGTTCAATGCAATGTGGTAGGTAATCACTCCGTAGAGCTTACTGAGGAAGATAAACAAGAAGCAAAAAACAAAGCGTTGGAACAATATCAATCCGATGCTTTAAAAACTTTGAAAAAGAAAACGGTAACGGTCAAAAAAGAAAATCCCGGAGTTACAAAACTAAGTTTATTTGGAGACGAAGATGAGAGTGAAGAGTAAACTACAGATCGAGGTTATGAACCTCACCAAATATCTACCTGATATCAAAGATAAAATACTTTCATGGGCGAAAGTTGATTGTTTGAAACATGTGGGTTACGCAACTAAGAACCGGGTTATCTGCATGGATTGCGGACAAAAATTTTCCCCCGAAATAGTCAGTAGAAAAAGAGCGGTCTGTCCGCGTTGCAATACTAAACTTATCATTGAAACATCGAAATGCAGAACAAACAAACAAGATATCTATATAGCTATTGCAGATGTTTACGGCGAATTTCAGGTAATCAGAAATTTCGAGCTTAAATCTAGTCACAGAGTTGATTGGCCGACAGAATATACATTCCATGAAATTCTTCAACATTGGATCCTTCCGAACGGTAAGCGTGAAGTAATTGCACGAAATCATACAACAAATTGGAACGTTGATTCATGGAATGGTAATATGGAAATCCGTACTAAAAGCAACGAACGAAAGTACGATGTATATCCGATTGCCTTTCACCCTGATTCTGAATTTAAACCGGAGTATTTGAAAATTGGAATAAACTATCATCTTCAGGGATTAACGGCATTAGAGGCAATACAAAATATACCAACGAATCAAAAAACAGAAACACTTTTAAAAGCTAAACAGTATGGACTTTTAGAAATTTCAGACGGTCATGATTATAAAATTGGTGCTTATTGGGATTCAATCAAAATATGCATGCGAAATAAGTATATCGTGAAAGATGGGAAGATGTGGACTGATTATATTGATTTGCTAAGGTATTTCAAAAAGGATATGTTGAATGCTCATTTTGTTTGCCCAAAAGATTTGAAAAAACAACATGATATCTATGTTGTCCGGAAAACTAAAGCAATGAAGCTGGAAAGTTTAAAACAGGATTATATTAGAATCCTCAGATATTTTGGTGAAGTGATTGGAAAAGACTTTGTTTATCCTAAAAATCTGAATAAAGAATATCAGATATTGGTTGAACGTCAAAAATTGGATAAACTCGAAAAGCGTGCAAAGGAACTTTCCGAACTCGATATCAAATACAGGGAATTTATTCTGAAATTTCTTGACATGGAATTTGTTGACAAGGATATACGCATTATTCCACTTGCAAACATTGATGAATTCAAAGCTGAAGCTGATATTTTGCACCACTGCGTTTATTCCAACGAGTATTTCAAGAAAAAGGATTGTCTTATTCTTTCGGCTCGATTGGGTGATGAACGACTTGAAACGATTGAAATCAATCTAAAATCAAATAAAGTAGTACAATGCCGGGGTAATCATAATTCAAACAGTGAGTATCATGATCGTATATTGGGTATCGTAAATAGGAATATTAAGCACATCCGAACCAGGGTAAAACAAAAGCAAACATCATGAACGACGTTTCCGGTCCACAACGTGTGGGCGATGTGATTCTGGCACTTTATCCGGAATTAAAAAAAACAACAAGATGGCGTTAAAACAAGATAGTGAATTGAGCATATATGATTTAATGAAAGATTGGTTTAATTTCTGTTTTGAAAATCCGGAACTAATTAATCCAAATCATGGTGCGATGTATTTTTTTATTATTGAACACAATAATAGATTAGGATGGAAACCGAAGTTCGGATTACCAAGGCAAATGACCATGGATGCAATTGGTATCAGGAACAACAGAACATACATGAAAGCTTTCACTGATTTAGTAAATTGGGGGTTTATTGTTATATATCAAAGTAGCGTAAATCAATATTCTGCTAATGTAATTGGTCTGGTAAAAAATACAATAGCAACTACCAAAGCATTGTCCAAAGCAACGCATAAGCAACGCATAAGCATTGCCCTCAGCACTGCCCCCATAGATATACCTATTACTAATATACCTATTACTAAATTACAAGAGAGAGAAAAGAAAATTTCCCCTCCCGAAATAAATAATAATTTTAATAGTACTGCTTCAGATAATTTGATCTCGATTGATGAAATTGAAAAAGAATTATTAGCCGATATATTTCAACAGGAGCAAGTGGCGATGTGTCATCATTTGCCAACTATTGAAGCAGTCCAGGAATGGATTAAAATATTTATTATAATGCAAAAAAGTGAGGGTATTTTTAAAAAATCACTCAAGGATGCTAAGAGTCATTTTTCAAGATGGTTGAGAACTCAATTAGAAAGGCAAAATAATAGTAAACAAACTACAGAAAAACAGACTTTCGACTTAAAATAAAACAAAATGGCTGAAAAACGCAATTATACAAAGAAACCAACAACTCAGGTACCTATTCCGGCAAACGAATACGGCAAACTGCCACCTCAGGCACCGGAACTGGAAGAGGCTATTTTGGGAGCGGTTATGCTTGAACCCGGGGCGATTGAAACAATTGACCTGGTACCCGAAGATTTTTACAAGGTAGCACATCAGCATATTTTTCAGGCGGTGCTCGATCTTAAAGACCGACACAACCCGATTGATATGCATACGGTGACCGAAGAACTCCGCAGAAGTGGAAAGATTGACGATGTGGGTGGTCCGTATTACATTACCGTTTTGACTGCCAAAATAAGTTCGGCAGCACACCTTCAGTATCATGCCATTATTGTAAAGCAAAAGTCAATTGCACGGCAGCTGATATATATGGCTAGTATGTGCCAGACAATGGCTTTTGATGATAAAACCGATGTGTTGGATACGATGGAATACATCGAAAAAACATTTACAGAAATAAGCACCGGAAGCACTGAATCCGATTCAAGTACTATGAGTGAATCGCTCCAAGAAACGCTTGAATATATTTTAGAAATTCAACGAAAAGCAAGTCTAGGCGAATCAACAGCCATTCCAACCGGTTTACGACAATTGGATAAAGCACTTTATGGTGGTTGGCAGGCTCCGGATCTGATTATAATTGGTGGTCGTCCCGGAATGGGGAAAACTCAGTTTGCAGTCAGCTTCGCCAAAAATGCCGGAATAACCGATAACGATTGCTTGGTGGTTGAAATTGAAATGACAAAAATACAATTGCTGCTTCGCATGATTACCGAGGATGACGGAATTGATTTTGACAGGATTAAAACAGGTAAGTTGACAAATGAAGAATGGAAATTGATTGAGTCTCGCATTGCCGATCTGATAAGTTTGAAAATAACGATCGCCGACGATGACAAGATTAAGAACCTAAGCAATATTAAATCACTTGCCCGAAAACTTCACCGTCAAGGGAAGTTGAAAATGATGATTATTGACTACCTACAGTTGATTGAAACAAATATGAAGTTCCAAACACGCGATATCGAGGTTGGTTATATAACCCGACAACTCAAGAGCCTGGCAAAGGAATTGAAAATACCAATCATATTGCTTGCCCAGCTGAGCCGTCCACCAAAGGGAACGAAGGTTCAAATGCCAAAGTTAGACGATTTAAGAGAATCAGGAAACATTGAGCAGGATGCCGATATCGTTATTTTTCCTCATCGGCCAAGTTATTACGAACCTGATATTACAGAATCAAATGGCACAAGTTGGAAAGGAAGAGGTGTTTTGGTGATTGGAAAATACAGGGATGGTTCACCTGCTAATATTCAATTTCAGCATAACGAACGGTTTAAAAAGATATGGGATTATGATGTACATGGAGAAATGCCTTTTTAAATTAAAAATATGGCAACCGCAGAAATAAATAAATACATAACAAAACGCTACCATCGCTGGCTTGATTATGCACGCTACCATTGTACGCAATGTGGTATCGCAGACGAGGCAGAAGATGTGTTGAACGAAGTTTGCTTGTCACTGCTAAAAAAGAGTGAGAAGTGCCTCGAGAAGCTGATGAGTGCTAAATCCGGACAATATACCGAACTTGATTATTATGTTCTTCGCATGATCAAACTAAACGCCAGTTCTCCAACATCGCCGTATAAAAGCAAGTACAAGGCTATGCCGGTTGATTTAAACGTTGATTTTCGGGTGTTGGAAATTGAAGACTGCTCAGACGAAGAACCGGATCGTTCGGCTTATATCCTGGAACGAATGCACGAAATCAGGGGAACAATTGAAGAAATGGGATTTAGCGAAAGAGCAATGTCCGTGTTTGAATTCAGGTTCTTTCAGGATGGAGTTTTCAAGGAATGGGACGGAGATGATAACATCAAAGAATTGTACGACCTATATTCTCAGATAATCAATGTTCTGAAGAAGAAAATAAACAATGAAATACTATTTTAAAATTGACGGCCATAACGGTCGGCAATATGAAACGGTTGCCTTGTAAGACGTTTCAAATTTACTAATAGCCTATCGGCAACTGTTTTATATTGCTTGTTAGGCGTATACTTTTGGTTATGAATATTTCAAGTACAATAATTACATTCAGAATTGACATTGATTTTGAAGGTTCAGATGTTGATATGGTTTTAGAAGAAATGACTTCACGTGGAGTGACTTCTATTGTTCCATCAATTTTATGTGATAGTGCTAAAATTAAAGTTGATAAAAAGAAACTCCCTAAAACGCCAACAGAGGCAAGTGTTGATTTTGCATTAAATTGGCTTTATGGATATGTTGACAAACAAAGGATGTGTACTACAACTGGCAGAAGTGCGAAATTTCAGTTACGGGAGGATGA